TCTTCCACTTCAATACTTTCTCCACCAAAAGCAGCATTTGCTACCATAGGACGAAATGCATCGACTCTCTCTGCAGACTTTGCATAGAGAACATCTTTAATCGCATCGCTAATTTGAGATGGTGACTCGTCAGCGATCATCATATCTAAAAGGTCATCCATTTAATTGTATAGTAAACAACTAGATATATTTATATTTCACCACCCTTGGGCAGTTCTGGTGCCTCAGTAGCAGAACCATCAATTTCTGGTTCCATCTGAGGTTTTCCTAAATCCATAGCTGCTGCATCTAAAGGTTGCCCAGTTTCAGGATCTACAGGTGCAGTTGGATCAGGAATAACACCGTCTTTAATTTCTTTCTTAATCAGTGCATCCTGCTCAAGAATCTCTACATCAGTCTGACGCAGAATCTTACGGCGAACATAATCCTGAGAATAATACTTACCGATATAAGGTTCTGCCGTTGCTGCAAGAGTCAGTCTCTCATTCATGAGTTCTGCTTCTTTCAATTCAGAGAAGTGATTATCATAGAGGAAGTCATATTGAATATGCTCACTCATCGAATCCCAATCTTCGGGAGTAATTACGTTTTTAAGAATGAGTTGAGTCTTCAGCATGTCATTAAACATGTTGGAGAATCTCTTTCTCAAACGTGCAACAAACTTAGTGAACTTAAGTTCATCTCTCAGGATCTCAGAAGATCTCCCCAAGTTAAACCCACCTTCGCCATCCATTCGTGATGGAGGGACGTTAAGCGAACGGTAGAGTTTCTTTTTAAAATACTCAATATCAGTGATTTCACCCAGGTTTTGTCCGCCAGGGAGAGTGGAGATTTCGGTTCCTCTTCCACCCTCACGCCTTGGAAGCCAGAAGTCTTCAAGCATCGCCATGTATTTTTTGTCATCACGGATTTCTCCTGTGTTTGCATCGTATACGAGTTTGTTGCGATAACGCATCATTACATCGCGAAGGTATTGTTCTGCCTTCATTTTCGGCAGATTACCAACATCGATGTAGAAGATTCTACGTTCTGGAGCACGGGACAATCGATAGATGACCAGTGAATCCTCAATCATTCTAAGTTGATTGATGGATTTAATGGCTTTATGAAGATACGAAAGCGTTGATCCTTTGTTACGATCTACAAGACCAGATGTGCAATATGTGATTGCATCTCTTGCAATTTTAATTCCTTGACTTGCACCAGTTTGTGCTGGGTTTCCAGTCGGATAAACTGACTTTGGATTGTAGATAAAATACTCTTCGATCTCAGGGAAGTCATAATCCATAGGATTGTCACTTCTCAACTGAGAAATAGCACTTCCATCATTTTTCTTTTTCTTCTGCTGCCTTACATAACGCATCTTCATAGCGTCGATGTAACGCAACTCTTGAATACCCTCTTCAGGTTTCTTCAAGTCGATAATTTTATGATAGTAAATGCGCCCGTCAATATACCAATTTCTGTAAATTTCGTGCGCCTTTTTATCAAAATCTAAAAGGTCGAGAATATACTTGAACTCTTTACGAATCTTGGTCTTGATACCATCGCTAGCATTAAGATTTGAAAGTTCAATCTCTACAGGACTATCGTTTGAATCAGAAACAATAGCTTCGTTGACAATATCTTCGATGGCACTATCCGCTTCAGGATGAAGTGCCATCTCACGGTATCTTTTGATAAGATCAAACTCAGTGCGATATACACCTTCGATGTCTACATAAGAACCAAAAAAACCACTACTCATGTAGTGGTCAGCCCCGTCCTCATTATTAGGAGGAACGGGGGAGACCGCTGATGGAGATAGTGGTTCTGTGTCCTCTATCGAGAACCCAAATAACTTACCCGACATTATTACAAATTTATTTGTCCCTTTTATTTAGGGCACCTCAATTATCAGTTTCCGTCGCTTGCTGGAGCTCCGTCAATTGTGTCATTAACACCCTGAGGTGCCCAATAATCGACTTGGAATTCAACAGTGAATTCTTCAATCGTATCAGCAGTATCGTATGAAAGATCGATAGCACTGATGTTGGTTGGGAAAATGCCGAAGAAGTCATAAGTATATGCTGCTTCTAAACCAGAGTCAGATGTCTGACCCAAGTTAGAAGACCTTCTCTTCAACTGAGTAACAGTTGCAGTTGACTTGTATACCTGTGGATCTGCTTCACCAGATCCATCAGCATACTGAGCAATAGCTTGCATCCAGTTTTGGAATGCTGTTCTCAGGTTAAAGTCAACATCATTAATGACGGTAACTGTCCAGGTGTCGAATGTACGATCACCTGCAACCTTCATGATTCTTCCTCTGAAGGGAACGTCAATTGAAGCAACGTTCGATGCAGGAAGTTGAGCTGCTTTTACAAGAACTCTTGAATCTAACTGGGAGTCACTTCCGACATATCTGAAGAGACTGTTTTCAGGAATGTCAACCTCAAATAGATTGGGGCGTGCGCCGCCCCCATTAAGAGACTTCCTGATATCAGCGATTGTGTTGTACTGGGCCATTTTTTGATCCTCCTTTTGTTATTTAGATATCGTGATCAAACTCTACCAGCTACTTCCTCAAAACTGACGCCAGTTCTGGTGGCGACAAATGTGAGGGTAACGTAGTTGATGGACTTAGCAGGCTTCAGGAAGATGTCTGCTCTGAACTCATTATTATCAATAACATCTGGAGTGTTGTTGGTGGTATCACAAACAACCAGGAATCCGTAGAGACCTCTCTTCGCTTGAATATCGCGGAGATATGGTTCGACGATGTTTCTGAAGTTTGCTCTTGTGATATCATCATTCAGTTCAAAGAGTTGTGCTTGCGCTGCTCTCTCCAGGGCTTGCTCAACAGTGAGGAACAAGCGACGAACGTTGATTCTGTCAAAGGCGGATGCGTAACCAAGTGCGGTCTTATCTCCGAAGAGGATTGTTCCGACACCAGGTGTTGTAACGAAAGAGTTAATTCTCTGTGGATAGAGACGATCTCTTTGTGCCTTAGTTGGGTTGTATGCCAGTTTAACAGCGTTGTTAATAACACCGCGCTGCTGACCTGCAGGCGAGAACCATGGGAATGCTGTGATTCCGGTTCTACAAATCATTCCGGCAACGTCTGCGTTAGCAGGAACATAGCGGAACTGATTGTTGAATCTATCGTATTGATACTTATAACCCGAGTCAAATGCCGCGTAGGAGGAAGACGTGAGGGTTGTGAAGTAATCAATCAGGTTATCAGTTTGAGTTGTTGTGTTAGTAACACCAACCAAATCTGCTCTGTGTGGTCCGATGAGAGCCATGCAGTCCTTTCTGGCAGTGGCAAGTGCAATCAGTTTGTTTGCCTTTGCTTGAGACTGTTCCTTAGTAGAACATCCAGGACCCATGATCAGGTAATCAACTTCAATCTCATCTTTGTTCTCGAAGAGATTGTATGAAGTGATCAAACTTGCGAGTGATGCACTCATTCCACCAGTTGCGGAATAATCTTTTCCTCCACCGAAGGTGTAAGAAACATTTCCGAGTGCGGAGAACGTTGTGTTCTGTGCATCGAGACCGAACAGACCGTCTGCTGTTGTAACTGGCGTAAAGTCAGTTGAGAATCCAGTTGCTCTTGGAGAGGTTACGTAATAAGCATCAGCTGCTTCAGATGGATTATTACCCGCATAGATGTTATCAGAGAAGTCTGCAAGATAATCCTTATAGTAGATTCTCTGAGGAGCGTTGACATTAGAGATTGCGTCTCCAGCCTTAGAAAGGTTGGTGTGCTTCTCAATCAGGTTACCCTTGATTCCAGTAATTGATCCCTTATCGTCAACTACAACAACGTGAATACCATCATTATGTCCGTTTCTATCAGAGACATAAACGTTTGTTGTGGGTCTTGGAGCAATTGACTTCCAAGAAATTGTTGCGTTAGTGAGATCAAGATTTTGCTGATCATACCAGTCAACTGCAGTTCCAGGAGTCATAGCAGCATCACCGAGGCCTGTGCTATTAACACCAGAGTTGTTGACGAAGTTCAGTGCAACTGATGTTCCGAACGATGCACCACCAAATCCTTCTTGATAATCAATCTTGGTTTCGGTTGAACCACCACCGACAGTTTCTACGCGAGAAACAACTTTGATGTCTACTTTACTATCTCCACCTGATGCATCAGTTGTAAGACCAACAACGATACCTTTCAGGAATCCAGTGAATCCAGAGGTTGTACCAGCACCAGGAATGACTTGATTATCGAGTGCTGCGGTAACACCGAATCCGATTGTTGCGCCGATGTTTGCAAGACTTGTGGTTGCGATACCAACGGTCTGGTCTGCAAAGTCATCGATGTAGCAAACTTTCAGTCCGTTACCCCAGGTTCCAGGGTTCTTTGCTGCATATGTGAACGATGTATCAGATTCCTTATGATTCTCTTGATAATCATCGTAGTTGTTGATTTTCAACGTGGTGGTTGACGCAATACCAACACCAGCATTTGCGTTCACCATCAAGGTGTCGCTAGTATTTCCTGTTCTTACTACCTTAAGAACTCCTCCATAAGAGAGGTAGTTGGCAGCACTCATCCAATACTCATATTGAGTATCAGTTGAAAGAGGCTTGCCAAAGGTTGCAATCAGTTCTTGCTCAGTAGTGATATCAATTGGTTCGTCAACAGGTCCAATTCTGAATGGTCCAGCAATTGCACCAATATTATCTAAGACATTATCAGCTCTTCCTACTGTAAGGTCAACTTCCCTGACTAGTACGCCAGGAGATAATTGAGGAGTCGCCATGTTTCTCTCCGTGGATCTCAGTGTATCTCAAAATATTTATTAAAAGGAGGGTTTTCACAGGGGAAACGTGACGTGAACTACCAATCTGGGTATTCCCATCGATTATCTGATTTTTTGTTTGCCATGATTCTTTTTATAGTGCAGTCTTTACACTCATATGAGTATGATGAAGCAACTGGACCTCTATCTTTTCTTGTTCTGTAAAAGTCTTCTACTAAATTTTTTATCTCACCACAAGTTCTACATTTCCTATCCTGTAAAAGAAGGTGTCCAAGTTTTATCTGACCATCTAAATCCATTATTCCTCATTTTCAAGATTAAATTTATGATGCGCTATTGCTCTGTACAATTCTGTTTTTATTCTATCTGCATGTTTGTATTCCCAACTTACTTTATCCAAACCTTCCATATATTTTTCCAGAGCAGTATATTGCAAAGTTATATCTTCAATTTCAAAATTTAAGGATAGGAGTGGTTTTCTTTCTTCCATTAAGAAAGATACTCCCACATATAAGATCTATCACCATATTCTGCCGTTGTCCATCTGTCTCCATCACCATCAACAAAACTATCATCACCCAAACCATCATTTAAGAATCCAAATGGTGCCATGTCTTGTTCAATTTGATTCTTTTGCTCTTCGTATAATCTCTTGCGAACATCTTGATCTGTCAACTCTTTGAAGTAGTCCATCTGGACCAACCAAGCATAGATGACAAGACACATAGCTAAGTCATCATTACAACCTTCTTCAGCCTCAAATGAGTTATGTTTTGAGATAAAGGTAGTCAGTTCT